ATTCCAATTCAATTGTTTTCATGTTGTTTTTGTTTTTATTTTGGTTAAACATGAAACAAAGATAAACAAACTTTTGTTGATTGCAATAGTTATTCACATTTTTTTTGAATTATTTTTTGATTTTATGCAAAACGTCAATGTTTATGCGTGTTTCCGAATGTATTTTTTTTCACAAAAAAACGCGACCAACTAAATGACCGCGTTTCTGTTTTAACCAAAAAATCCCTAACCATGAAAAACTACAAACAAATATAAGTTATCTGTTTTGAATTGTGAAATTAAATAATGTAATCATGTAATAATTTCGGGAAATATCAATTTCAATCATTACAACATTAATGAATCCAATACACAACCGAAACGAAAATTTGCCAATTAACCGGCTTTTATGTTTCCAACGATTGCGCATTTTCATTATTAATGAAATGGAATGTATTGAACCGCGCCGTTACGCCTGACGCTTTTTAAAATTTGATTTCTTTGTTTTCCGGCTGCTGAATAGGAAACGTGAACCCAATCCGGGTTTTTGTCGTCGCCAAATTCCCAAATAAGTTGATCAAACGACAAATTGTTTTTAATGAACTCAAATATTTGCGCGTTTGTTATTTGCGTATTGTCCATGTCAATATCCATTGCTTCGCCTTTGGAATGCTGCGACGTTTTTGAACTGCCTTTTATCGCTGAATTTAACGCCTTTGAACGATACCCGGACGAAATGTATATTGGAACGCCGAAATGTTCCCTAATTGGCTGAAATACGTTTTCGGCTAATTTTTGCATGTTTGATAAATGCGCAATTGTTGGTTCGTTGCTAATTCCCAAACGTTTTGCGGAATCTGAACGCGTCATTTCCGCCAATGACAAATTTTTGCTTAACTGCATGTTAATTCCGAATAATTAATTCTTTTACCGCTGTTGATAATTCGCTGACGTTTTTTGCAAGGTTTTTAATTTCCAATTGTGTTTGTTCCTGAATTGCCTGATATTTCAATCGCGACTCTTGTTCAACCAATTCGATTTTCCCTTTCAACTTGCCCTGATCCTCTGTTAATGTCCGAATGTCTGACAATAACATTTCAATATTTTTATTCATGCTACTATGAACAAAACGCAAAAAATATCCAATCAATCCGGTTGCCAACCCAATAACAAAAATCCAAAATGTTGTGCTGTCAATTGTCATTTTTTTGTCGTTTTTTTAGATTCCTGAATATAAATCGGTTCGTCTTCAACTGTCAATTGTGATAATGCCGTAATTGTTCCGCCAACGGTTACAACTATCGTTCCAATTGTTGCCGTTACGGGAAACGCTACCAATGCGCCGCCAATTATTCCGGCTACTATTCCAATTTTTTGAACTTTTTTCCAAAACTTTGGCGTTGGCTTGTTTACTCTTTCAATTAATGTTTTCATATTTTTTATGTTAAACTTGCTATTTGATCCCCTGTACTTTGAACACTTGCTGGATTAGTTGGTATTCTATCCGTTGCTGTTTTTATCGTACTTACATTTGTGTTTATAGTGCTTATACTTGAATTATCAGGAGCAGTATATCCACTTGTTGCAAGTCTTGAAGAAACTGTTGCATTTAGATTATCAACTATTAATTTTCCTAAACTTCCTGCTGTTGTTGCATTTGAAGTTAAATATGCCCAAATTGATGCTTCGGTTACTGCTGTTGCAGGAGGTGTTTGATTTTGATATGTTATTATATTATTCGAATTATCATAAATATAAATATTAGTTACATTTAATTTATATCTAGTTGTTAATATTGGGAATATAGCATTTGATGTATCACCACTAACATTTATATTAGTGCAATAAATATTCATTGGAACAGTATTATAATTTAATGTTACACCTGCACCTGAATATGAATAAATAGCAGAAGATGTTGCACTTGAAGTTATATTCGTAATTGGATTTAATGATGTTCCTATATTTTGAGAAGATGTATTACTTCCTGATGCAGTATAAACTAAAAATGCAGGATATGCCCCTGCTTTTAACAAAGCACATTTTAAAGTTACTCCTGTTGTAGTGGTAGAATTATAAATTGCACTTGCTGCCCCACCAATAATATCATATATTCCTGAATCAATAGTAACAGTTAAATTGTTTCCTGTAAATGCAATTGAATCACCTGTATTACCATAAATATTTCTTGTTGTAAAATTCATGGTAGCTGTATTTGAAGCAGTAACATTTATTGCTCTTTGATTCCCTGTACTTGTACCATTAATTGTTCCTTTACAATTAAAATTAAATGCTCCTGACGGTGAAGAAGAAGATGCAATAGCAATAATATGATTAGTAATACCTGAAAAAATACCATTTATTCCTATATCAATAGTTGGGTTAAATGATGAAGATAAAGTCGCTGTCGCTGTTCCACCTTGTGTTCCTGCAACATAAGATATAGATGTATTTGTACTTGATGCATTTGCAACTAATGTTAAAGAAGTGTCTGATGCAATTGAAGATATTGTACCTATTGATGTTCCTCCTGTTGTTCTAATAATCACTCCTGCTTGTAATTCAGTTGTAAATTTTGTTCCTACACCCGTTATTGTTGTACTTGCAGTTAATGATGTTATTGTTCCTGTCAATGAAGTTGTAGTTGCTGAAACAACATATCTAACATTAGTTGCTGTTGAAGAAGAATTTGATACTAATACTAAAGTTGTATTATTTGTAATACTTGATATAACACCTATTGCTGTTCCATCTTGATTTTTTATTGTTTGCCCTGCAACTAATTCAGTTGTAAATAAAGTTCCTGAACCTGTTACTGTTGTGCTTGATGTACTAACAGATATTGTTCCTGTTAATGAACTTGGTGCTATAATTGTAGCATAGTTATTGTTTATTGACTTAACAGATATGTTTGTGTCAATGGTCATGTTTAAACCATTTAAAAAAACATCGTCAGATGCAGTAGGAACTGACCCACCTTGCCAATTTGCTGCTGTATTCCAGTTTCCTGCTGTTTTTGCGTAAACGTATGCCATAATTTATTTATTAACGTATGTATATGTTCCGTTTTTTCTATTCGACCATGTTACCGATGAACTTGCAACATTTGGTGTCATAGTTGCCGTAACAACACCTAATGAATTTATTGTTAATCTCGTTATTGTCCAACCTGTTGAACTTTCCGATGTGCCACTTAAAGCATAGCCAATGTAATCATATCCACTATCTAAATCATGTCTAATTGATAATGGCTTTCTAAATGTTGCATTTGTGTAATCGTAAACACTTTTGACGCTTGGGTATTTTGTGTTACTTGCTTGATCGGTATTTACATCTGTTGACTTATTAGCTGCATTTTCAGCAGTATATCCTATATTATTTTGAGTAATACTCCAATTGGCTTGTGTTTGTCCCGGAGTATCAACCAATGCTCTAACAACATCACCCACCTCAACTACTTGTCCCGTTGGTAATGTTCCTGCAACAGATACAGTCCAAATATCACCTTTTTTTATTGCTCCTGACGTGCCTGAACCACCTGTCGAGGGATAAGAGCCACCCGATGCGTCAAAACTTCCCCTATCATCCCATAAGCCAACAACAAGACCGTCAGCGTAAGAATTAGCTGCTGTCTCCCTTGCGTCAGCATATACTTTAACTGCATTTTGAGTAGGGTACAATGTGTCTGATGTTCCTAAACTTGTGCTTGTTGACTTGTTAGATACATTTTCAGGAGTATATCCCAATGATGAATTGTATAGTGTGTCAAAATATGTTTTTAATGTTGCCTTGACATTTGCCCAACTTAATTTCTTTAATATATTAGAAGCAGCCGAATCAACTAAACCAAGTAAATCTGCATCAATAGGTGTAGCCTTATCTGTTGCTCCATTAATTTTGCTACCTAAAGTAGTTGTTGTTTCATCACCTGTATTTGTGCCACTTAGATTTGTTGCTGAAATTGTACCCTCAAAAGTGTTGTTATCTTTTAATGAAGCCTTTGAATCATTAATATCAGTTAAAACAGTATTTAAGTTTGTACCTGTTATGGCATTTGACGTGTTTTCGTAAACCTTACTGTCAATATCAGTTTGTAAATTCGCCTTGTTTAAATTTGCCATGTTTTAATTAAATGAATTACTGAACGATTCATTGAACGCTATATGTGGTCCCGGTGTTGGCGGTGTAATTGTTTCCAATTGTATTGCTGTTGCCGGTTTTACTTTTAACGTTTGTATAAAATTATAATTAATTCGATTTTCAATTTGTTCAATATAGTAATTAATTGATGCATTTTGTATTGAATCAAATGTATTAATGTCAATATTATTTTGATATGCCAATGCAGCAATGTTATTCAATCCGCCCGTTGTTATCAATGAAATGTCAAAAAATGATTGTTTTGTTTCTGTTTTATATGTTTTCAAATTTGATTCTGATTGAATTTGCGCCGGTGTAATTGGCGGAACTACGGATTTTATTATTGAATCGTCATAAACTACCGTAAACGGTTCAAAATAGGGTTCGCAATTAATTAATGTCAACGGCGGAACATAACCCAAATCTTCAAAATCATAAAATGGAAACGGATTTTTTGTTTGTCCTATTTGGTAGGTGTCGTCGCCGGGAATATTTGTGTAAAATTCCCATTGTTCATATTGGAATAAATATGAACTAAAATATTTTGCGGAAATATTTCCAAATTGATTGTCGTAAAAATTAAAATATTTTATTGCGCCGCTTGACTTTGCCAAACTAATGTTTTCCGTTAAAATGTATTGTTTTTCAATATTTGTATTTTCTATCAATCCGGTAACAACAATTTTGTTCGTTTGATTGTAAAATTGTTTGTTTGCAATGTCAACATTCAATAAATTGTTATCAATCATAAATTTGGATTGATATTCTAAACTTCCGTACAATTTAACGACAACGTCTTGAAACGATTCGCCCTTTTGAACTTTATATTCGCGTTGCATTTGTGTCTAAAATTAAATTTTCGCCGTCTTGAATAAATTTCGCCGTTGTTACTGCGTAACCGTCGGATTGCAATTGTAATTTTAAATTTCGGTTTAAATCGTCGGAAATTCCCGCCCCTGACAAATATTGTTGAATGTTTACGCCAACCGCCGGAAATTCTTTGTACCAACCCGGCGCGGAATAAATAATGTCGGAAATGTGTTGTTGTTCTGAATCGCCAACGGCAAAATCGCCATTTGCAAAAATTAAATCGTTTCCGTCATTTTGTAAAAAATCATTTGCCATTATTGCCCGTGTTTTATTAATGTGTTTTCAATGTCTGCGCTTTGTGTCGGCGTTATGGTTTGCGCTGACCATGTCGCGGTTATTGCTTTTAATGCTGCGCCACCGTCCGCCGGAACGACAACCCATGTTGAAAATGCTGTTTTTAACGTGTTCAAATCGTTTTCTAATTTGTTTAGTTTAGTAACCAAATCGTCAACTTTTACCAATCCATTAAACGAACCGTCGCCCAACAAAATTTCCCCGTCCTGAACGATAATTTCAGTTTCGCCCGTCGTTATTCGCAACTTTTGTAAATCGCTAAATTGCAAAACGTATTTGTCGCCCTTGTTGTTGACCGCAACCCGGATTGTTGATCCAATTTCCGGATAACAAATAAAACCGTCGTTTGGATTCGCTGACAAAAAAACGTCGGCAAATTCTGTAACCGCTGTCGTTGTTACCGGCTTGACGCTACATGTCCGCGCTTGTTCGTTTACGTCCAAAACAACGCAATCAACCGTTGACAAATAATCTTTTCCAAACGTTCCCGCCAAACGTTGGATTCCCTCTTTTATATTCCTTGCGTGTGTACTCATAACCCCGCGTTTATTTCTGCCGTCGAATAATCGTCAACCTTAATGTCCAATGTTATTTTTTGTCGAAATCCATTCATTCCGAACGTTGTGTTGACCGCTTTAACCATGTAATTTCCGTTTCGTTCCGGCAATACGTCGTCAATCAATCGAACAATGTTGCCAAACTCAACGCGCGGCAATCCGAACGTTTCAAATTCGCCCCGCCAACCCTCATAACTTAATCGGTTCAATTGCTTTTCAACATACGATTGAACTGTTTCGCCCGGCATGTTAACCATATTAATGGTTCTAATTTCGCCGTCGAATGCTGTCGGCTTATTTTCAACGGTTACAATTTTTAATTTGTTTTTGTCGTAAAAACCGAAATAGTCAATTTTTTCCGTTTTGAATTTTGTTGTTCCGTCCTTATTTGTGCCGTTTGAAACCATTTTATGGGTGTGAACCTCAACGCCAATTTTTACGTCGTCCTTACGCTTGTAAATCAATTCGTCCGAAATAATATTGTATTGAAATTTGAAATTCTTTTTGTCCATGTCTTCCGGGTAATAAACAATGAATCCGCAACGTAATTCGTTACCCTTAAAACTACTTTCAAAACGAAAATCTTTTTGCAATCGTTCCAATACTTGCGCAACTGTTTCATTTTGTGTTGTAAAATCTGCAAACTTTGTCGAAATTGGCGAACCGTTAATTTTGTTTTTGTATGTGAACCCCGTTCCTTGAATTAATTCGGCAATCATTGTTTCCAATGTATATTCCGACGCCTTAAATGTTTTGTTTGGTGCTTGTATCTGTTTCAATTTCCACATGTTGTCCTCAAATCCCAATTCCAACGGAACGCGATTGTTGACGCTTGTAATGTACCCGTTAAAAACAACGTTTGTTTCATTGTTAAACGTCCCGGACGGATATTCGTAATTGTACCCCAATTCAATTGTTATTGAATCGCCCCGCATAATTAACGGCGGCGTGTTTCCGGTTGCAATGGCGACGTTTTGTTTTTCCCAACTTGAAATGTTGCCGAATTGATCTTTAAACGTCAATTTTTTTGGAAATATTATTGTCCCGGTATCTGACAAATTTTGCCATGACGACGCAATTTCGATATTGTTAACAAAATCAAAAATGATTTCTTTGTTTCTGTCCGGGTATGTGTCAACCGGATTTTGTTTTAATGTTATTTTTGAAATCAAATTTAACATTACTGAACGATATTGATTTGAAATGGTAAATCGCTTAACGCTGAAATTTCAAACGTTTGCACGGCAAATTCGCCCTCATTTTGTCCTAATGTAAAATCCGTAACAACAATGTCATAAATATCAAATTGATTCAAATACCATGAATTAACCGTTAACGCCGTGTTTTCCTGACATAATTCGATTAAATCTGCAACCGGCGAAACAAATTTGCTCGCTGTTTGTGTCTGCGGGTATGTTCCATTGTACCCGGAAATAATTCCGCGAATTGTAATTTTATAATCGCCGCCTGAAATATATTCCTTAACCGTTCCGTTGCGTCCCTGAATTGCGGTTGTTATTATGTTTTTTGTGTTGACAACATTAAACAACGCCGTATCAATTAAAACTTGAAAACCCGGATTTGTTTTTTTTGTCAAATTCAAATTGCTAAAAACTTGACTTCCCAAATACGACGTTATTGGCTTGCCGTTTAACAATACCGGATCGGATTTGAACGAATTTGTTGACGCGTCCGTTTGCGGCAATTGTTCCGAAAACTTTTTGTCAACGTCGAACGCTTTTGCCGTTCCCGGCAACAATACCTTGAACGCGCCCGTTTTTATTAAATTTGGCGCAATGGTTTGAATCGTTTGTTTTGTTTGATTCGTTAATTGCGTTTCATTATTTGGAATAATTATTTTCATGTTTATTGTGTTGCTATTCTGTTGGTATCATTTACAACGTTTAACAATACTTCCGCAACTGCGTTGTGCAATTTTTCGGCAAAATCTTTCGTTGCGTTTTCAATCTTTATGTTTTGCGTTTCCACTAATTTACCAATATTAATGTGTATTTGTGTCGCTTGCGGTTGACTAACTTTTGACGCTTCGGATTTTGTTGTCCCGGCTGTTGGTGTCATTGCCGGTGCTGCGCCGCCTTGTTTTCCTAATTTTGGTTTATCTTTTGCAACGTCTGCGGTTGTTTTTTTCTTTGAATCTTTGGCGTTATATGCGGCTTTGGCGTTTGCAATACCTTGTCCGACGTCCTTAAATGGCGCAACAATTGCTTCGCCCATTGACTTAAGATCCTTTTTCATTTCGCCCCATTGCCCCGTCATTGCGTGCCACAACAATTTAACGGCGTCAACTGCCATTTTCAAAGGCATAACCAAATAATCAAATATTGCCATTCCGACGCCTTTTATTACTTCCCATGTTCCGCTTAATACTTTTCGGAAACCCTCAAATTTTACGGCTGCCCAAATAATTGCTGAAACAACAACGCCAACAATTGCAACAACCAATCCGAACGGGTTTGAACTTAAAGCAATTTTTAACGCTAACAACCCGGCTGTAAATCCGCCCGTTGCAAATTCTGCGGCAATGGTTGCGACGGTATACGATAACGTCCCGGCTGTCATTAATGCCGTTTTTGCAATGTTGATTGATTTTATTATTGATTGCATTTTAAATGAAACATACAATGAACCCAACAAAAACGTTACGCCTAATATTTCGGCTTTGTATTTTTTGACGAATCCAACTAACCCGACAAATTTAGTCATCATGTTTTGCAATCCTAAAACAATGGCGTTAATTGTTGGCTTTAATTCTAAAAACAAAGTGTTTTTAAACGCGTCAAAATTATCTTTTAAATTGGAAATTCGCCCGGCTGTTGTATTTGCCGCATTTGCCGCGCCATTAAAATACATTCCCGTTTCGCTTGCCCCTTTTCTTAATGCAAATGATAGTAAATCGTATGAAACCTCCATTTCTTTGACTTCATTAACATTTTTTCCGGTTGCGTCGGCTAACAATTGATAAATGTTAATTCCCGCCAATCCGAATTGTTTTATATCAACGGCATTTGCTTTTCCAATGTTTTTAATTTGCATCAAATTGGCTGCCATTCTTTGCAATTCATCATTTCCGCCCCCACTTGCTGCAATTGCGTCGCCCAAATTCAAAACGTCGTCCCTTGCGTTGTCTGCGCTTAACCCGGTTGAAATTAATGACCTATTCGCTTGTAACAATGTCGCAAAATCAAACGGCGTTGTCGCTGCGTCCTTTTGTATTCTTAAAAATGCTGAATGTGCCGCTTCATTTGTTTTCAAAAACGTTTTCAATCCCATTTCTGCGGATTCAAACGACGCGCCAACGTCAACAACTGAACGCGAAAAATTTGTTAATTGATAAACTGAAAACGCCCCCGCTGCAACTGTTGCCAATCCGCTGAATGACGAATTTGTATTGTTAACGGCTTTATTTAGGTTTTCGGTGTCCTTTGTTGCGTTTTTGATTTGCTGCGAAAACAAATCTTTCAGCGACAATATATATTCAACTTTGCTTGTACTCATGTTTTATTTTATTTTCGTTCCAATTTGCCGTCTTTATGCAATGCAAACATTAATTCGCCCTCTAATTGGTAAAATTTGTCGTCGTCCAATTCGTCCGGGTTTATTCCAAAAAAATAGCGAAGCAACGCGCTAATCTGCCGTTCTTCGCTACTCTCGTCCGTTATGCGGTACTTTAATTTTTTTTTTGAATGTTCAAATTGTATAATTCAACTAATGTTGACGCATACATGTTGAACGTCAAATAAATTGCGTCGTTTTCCGGCTTCTCGTCCAAAATTCGCGGATCGGAATGACTTGTAATTAAACACGCTTTTAAAATGTTGTCGTTTGCCTGACTTAATGACTGCGGTGCTAAATCCAACGCATACATTTTTTGCAACCTTGACGGCATTTTAAAATATCCAACCACCGGTTCGTTTTTATCTGTAACGATAACGTGTGCATGAATTTTTATGTTCATTTCGTTACTTAACTTTTCCGCGATTTTATCCGCTTCCTTTTGTACTTTTTCCAAATCTAAACTTACACTCATAAAATAGTTTTAATAAGTGTAAATTTAGAATAATTTTAATTAACGGACAATTGCCCCGATAATTATTGGAATTTTAACAGTAATTGACGTGTCGCCCTCGCTTGACTCCAACGGGTTTTCCATGAACTCAACCATTTTTAATGTGTCTTTTTGCGGTAATACATTAACCCCGCCAAATACAACGTTAATGTCAAAAGGTGCAATGTTCAACGGGTTTCTGTTTGGCGACGCTGCAATTATTTGTTTCCATTCGTCCGTTTTCATTTCGATCGATCCGGAATACTCAACGCGACCATAACCACGCGCAACGGGTTCATTTCCCGCGCCGTAAATATTTTGTTTTTCTTGTTTGTGCGTGTACTCAATTTTTGAAATTGTAGTTAACGGATTCCCGAACAACATTACTTGAATGTTGCCCCAACCGTATGCCACGCCGTTAATTAATGGTGTTGCCATGTTTTAATTTTAAATTGATGTTGTGAAACCAATGTTAACCGTAATAAAATCCGCCACGCCAATAGGCAATAACCTAACGGCAACGTTAATGTTGTTTGTTGACAATACATTTTGCGCCGGATCAATTTGAACGTCAAACGCTGACAATTCATTGTCGCGAATCATTTGTTCTAATGGCAACCCGGTTTGACTTTCCATGTATGCAATAAATCCCGCTGTCATTGTTCCGTCGCTGTTCAACGTTATCGGTCTGCTAACTTCCGGCAATAATGTTGTTCTAACGTTACGCGTTGCTTTGTCAATTGTTCTGTTTGAATAAACAAAATGATAGTCTGAACTTGGCAATGTTGCCGTTGTTGGCGGTGTGTTGTATGTGCCACCGATTCCGATCATTTTGCGTAAAAACATGTATCCGTAATCGTTCAAAGTTGTCAATAATGAATCTGATAAATCATTATTGTTTTGTCCGTTTCCAAACGCTGCTGTTTCCAATTCTGTACCGTCTGACATATTAAATTTACCAATCCATGCAATTGATTCGCTAACCGCTGACAATGCAACTGCGCCCAATTTTGCGCCCAAATCTGAAATTGTTTTTCCGGTTGTTTTCCAAAGTTTAAAACCAAACCCGCTACCGTCTTGTGAAATAATAACCGATACATTTTTGGAATTTAACCCGGTTATGTCTGTCAATGCTGAAACGTTTGCCGTTCCTGAAAATTCCGGCGCAAACAAAATTGACAATGGTTTATACAACGCTTGTGAATTTGTTGCCTGTGTTTGCAACGCGCCAACTTGACCAGTTGCCCATGCCGTTGAATAATTGTGAAATACGCCCATTTGACGAATTTCTCCGTTTGCAAAATCGCGAACCAATGCAACATTTGCCGCATCGTATGTTGCATAATATGCTATATACAAAACGCCTTTTGGTTGTAATCTAAAAAATTCAGATACATGATAATATTCAACAATTCTTTTTGAGGCTACTCCGCTGACAACCGATTGCGCAATTGTTGCCGCAAATGTTCCGGTAACTGTTAACGAATAAGGCGTTCCAGTATTTGGAAAAATTCCTTCACCTTTTTTGGTTGTTATCGTAATAACTGCCGCCGAACTTGTTGCTGTAAAACCGTGTGTATTTGTTAACGCGTTTATTGCTGCGGCAACTGCTGTCGCCGCTGTTGTTGTTGTTGACGCGTCTGCGGTTGTTAATGTGTATTCACATAATGCAATTGCCGTTCCTGAATAATCTGTATAAACGACTTTGACAACGTCGCCCGCCGCTTTTGCTGTTACGGTATATGTTGCCGTTGATTTTGTTTCGTCTGAATAAAGGTTATCAATCCCCAACGCTACGGCGTCCGCTAATGAAAAAATCTTTTTTATCCTTGCTGTTGACGAAAAACCCGACGGCAATGACGAATTTACAAACATTAACCCGGAAATGTAATCACTTCCCGGCAATGCACGTCCCAAACCGCCCTGACCGTAATTAAACGTAATATTTGGTAAACTCATTTTTTTATTGTTTAAAAAAACCCTTGAATTTTTGATAAACAAGGGTTTTAATGTTAATTAATTACTGCGCCCCGTCTGTGTCTGCGCTTGCCTTTGTTTTTTTCTTTGCGCCTTGCAAAATTTCGTCGCGTGTCAATTCTTTACATTCAACATTTGGTCTGTTAAAATACCATTTGTCGTCAACCATGTAAACAACTAAAACATGCGGAAAATCAATCAACGCTTGTTTTAAATCTTCCATGACTTAAAATATTACGCTTGTACTGCTCGTCCTTTTTCAACGAAATTCGTTCCGTCGTAAACAAACGTAATAACTGCGCTTTTGCTGATTGCCGGTGCAATTGTTCCCGCGCTTACGAAATTTGTTCCAAACGTTACTGTTCGGCTTGTTGTGTCCGATTTCAAAATAAACGTAATTTCGTCAAATTCTTGACATAATGAATCAACGCAATTGATTGTCATTGCACCCGTCAACGTTGCCGGTTGAACGAATGTTTTTGACGCGTTTGGTGTAATTGAAACCGTTGACGCGTATGTTGGTTTAACGCTTGCGTGCGTAATTACTCGTCCGGTATTGTCCCCCGGTAAATTGTCAAATCTTGCCATTTTTTTATATTGTTTTAAATGGGACGGTTGCCCGCCCCGTTGTTGTTTTTATTATGCTGTCATTGTTGTATAAACAACTAACTGATCCGCGAAACCAATTTGCGTGTCCATTTTGAACAATCCTTTTACAAAGAACAATTCGGAATTGTTTTGCAAACGTTGCAATTGCAATTGATTGTCCTCTGTGCTGTTGATACCCAACCAAAGGTTTGAATCAATGTCCGGTTTACAAATACAAAGGAAAAAAGTATTTTCAGGCATTCCGGCAACCGGAACAACGTCATAACCTCTGTATTTTGTGTATGCCGCCTCGTCTGAACGAATGTTTTTGTAACTGTCCGTTCTTAATGCTTCTTCATATTTCAATTGATCCGCATAAGATACAACAAATTTCAAACCACCTTTCCCGTATTTGAATAATAATGCCGGCGGAACTAAATTCATTGCCAATGTCCATTTATCGCGAATGTTTGAAGATGTCAAAGCAACCGGCGAACTAACTTGTAATGTTGTGTTGTTGTCCAATGCTTTTTTTACCAATCCGTCAAAATAGAAATAATTTGCGTCTGACGCTGCGCCACCTTTTGACGTTGGATCAACTGCCGAACCGCTTGCGTCGTATTGTGTTCTCGATTTCCAAATTGCGTTTTCAAAAAATTCGTTCAAACGCTTCATTGTTTGCATTACAATAAAATTTTCCGCTGTAACCGGCAATTCACGTCCTAACAATTGCGGTTTCAATTGTTCTGCGTAAAAATGTGCTTCAAAATCGCGCGGGTTTACTTCGTAATACAACATTAAGTCTTGCGGGTATAAAACTGCCCCGTCAACTGTTACGCTTCCGTTACTTGTTGGTGTTGCTGCCCTTTTTTGCATAAATCCGCTAACTTCAACGCGCGGAATTGTTCTTTTTTTACGGATTCCGTCTTCAACGTAAATCGCCCCTTTTTCGATTGTGTCTGCGCCAACAACTGCGCGTGTTATCATGTATGACGCTGCGTTGCCTGACCATGACGTATCCTGAATGTTTAATGCTTCCATTTTATTATAATTCTAATTTGTTTCTAATTTCAATCATTGCGCTTGCAACTGCTGAACCCAATTTTGATTCCCCGTTGTCGTCAACATTCAAAACGTTTCCGCTTTTGTTAACTGCCAACCCGTCAATCATTGTGTTTGCCGTGTCAAAATCTGTAATTGCTAAATTTGTCCATTTTTCAATTACTTCGTCTTTGTTAACGATTTTACCCAATTTTACGGCATTCGTTACCAATTCAACGGCTTTGTTTTTTGCTTCCGCTTCCGCTTTTGCTTTTGCTTCCGCTTCCGCTTCATTTTTTGCCTTTTCCATTTCGGCAACTTTTTGTTTGGCGTCCGACAAATCCGCTTCCAATTTTGCACATTTTTCTTTCATTGCGTCCAAATCCATTTTGGATTTGTTTTCAATGGTTTCAATTGCGTTCAAAATCAATTCTTCATTTGCGTTTTCGTCCAAACCTAATTTGTTTGTTACTTTCAACATTTGATTTGTGTTTTGATTATTAAAACTGTTAATTATCAATTGCGCCTCTTTATAGGCGTTTTTTGCATTTTCTGCCATGATTCGCGGTTTGTTCAATGAAATGGATTGTTCGATTTCGTCGCATAACGCATTCGTCAAACATTCCGTTGCCGTGAACCATGTTGTTGCGTCCATTAATTTAGAAATGTCCGCTTCGCTTTTGTTAGTTTTGCGTGTCAACATTGTAATTAACGATTCTTTCATTAATTTCAACATTTTTTTATCGCCGCCCATAGGGTTGTGAATCATTAACAACGCATAATCTGACATGATCCGTTTGCGTCCCGCTTGGAATATTACTGCGGCAATACTTGCGGCAATACCAACGTTAACCGTGTCAACTTTTGCATTTGTTTTCAAAATTGCGTTATAAATGCTCATTCCGTCCATAACTGAACCGCCGACGCTATTAATACGAATTTGAATTGATTTTTTGCCCAATGAATCCAAATACAACAATTCGCGCGCAAATTCTGCGCCGTCAATGCCTTGCCCGTCCTCTGAATCAAACCCAATGTGTTTGTCAATCAACATTATTGGTTCGTCAACGCTTGCGTCAATTGTGTATTTTAAAACCATACAACGAAAATATTAATGAAAAATGTAATACATTTACGTTTATTCGTAACATATAGTAAAAAACATGGCTAAATTCAAAAAAGAAATTTCAACGTATTTGCGTCCAAATGACAATAAAATGCTAACGGCTTATTGTTTTATTCAACGACGTTCAAAATCTGAAATACTTGAAATTGCTGTTCGGGAAATATTCGCTAAAATGTCGGAACACGACCGCCAACAATTAATCAAAGTTTATGACGGAATGACTGAAACCGAACGGAAATACCCGAAATTCTTTTAAATAATACTAAAAGTTATTTGACCGGTAATGTGCATGTTACCCGTTCCGGCATTGTCCAAATTTGCTGTCGCATCATAAATTCGCAATTTTCCGCTGTCTGTTCCCGTTAATGATTGCATAATCATTCCGCGTTTGCTACCGCTTCCCGTTTGATCATTATAAAAATAACCCGTTGAATATTGCGATTGACTTAATGTACCAATTGAAATTCCGGTTGCCGCTTCAAAATCAATAATTAAATCCGGCGACGAACCCGCAAAATCAAAATTCAATATTTCAACGCTTAATGTTAATGATTGAATGTTTGGTTGATATAAAAATGATAATTTTTTTGTTGCGCCCAATGTTACTGCCGAACTTGTTGACGTAACTTGCCCGGACGTTAAAACAACCGTTTTCCAAACATTATTTATATGCTTTAACGTTTTTAAATCAATGTCGGTTGTTCCGCCTGAAACCCAATTAATGTATTTTGTTTGGTGTACGTTGTATGTGTTGCCGTCTGTAAATAAAATCGGATCAACTGCGTCGTATATTGTTGTAATTGTTCCCGGAACGGTTGCGTTGGACGAAACTGTTACAACTTTTGCCGGACAATAATAAATTTCGCCGTCTAAATATATTGCACCCTCTGTAATTGTCAATAAATAATTCCCCAAAATTGGTGCGAATCCGTATGTACAACCCCACAAAATACAATTATCAATCGCCCCATTTCCTAAATATCCCTGAAATGTATTTGCGACTGTTGTTTGCAACAAATCAAAAGTGTCGGACAAATGTTCAAATGTTTCCTTAATAAACGGCTGTTTTGCGTTTGCTGTAATGTTGTTCGATAATATTTTTTTCATTTTATTTTATATTAATAGGATTGAATGTCATATTTTAACCCGGCTAAATTAACCCGGTCAACAATTGTTTTTATTTTGTTTTCGTATTTCGTCGCTGTGAAATGTGTCGGATCTAACAACGTTGAATCATAATAAACAGTAAACGCGTTTGAATTAAATGTTGACGTTGCCAATCCTACCGTGTCAATTGCTGAAATGTCATTGTAGGAAATTACCGTTGTGTCTTGAACGTCTGTCCCAACCAAAAAAACGCCTTGCGCGATTGTGTTTGTATCAACATAAATTGACGGACGCGCTGAACTGTTTAATGTATTTTGATATGGCGGATTGATTAATGTTGGAATAGAACTTGTCAACAAACAATACATTTCATTATTTAAAATCCATTCCAAAACGCCAATTGACGAATTGTATTGCAATTGCGTATCAACGGCAATAAAATTGTTGTAATGTTTAACAAAATATTCAGTATTGTTTAATATTGTTGGGTTGCCTGATGGTGACGTTGCTTTTATGCAACGATAAACGCAATTATCCAATCCAATAACCATATCGCCAAAATCGTAATCGGTATCGTCGAAAAAATTACTAAAACCGCTTTTTAAATGGTTTTCTGTAAAATTTATCATTAACCAATCCAATGGACGCATTAAAACTTTTCCCCATGAAATAAAACGCGAAAATCTTTTATTGATAGGCAATAAATTATTCCAAAAGTTATCATAATTTATGAAAAAATTAAACATGTTAAACGGCAATAAAATTCAATGTATTTGCAAAAGTATGTCCCGACGTTGTTTCGGCTTTAATGTACCCGGCATAAGGCAAATAAGACAATCCATTGTACCCGCTTGACAATTTAAACAAGGTTGTTTTGTTTGCATATAAAACGGTTGCTTGACGAACATAAATAATTTTCATTTTTAAATCAACCACGCCGGCAACGCTTTGTATTGCGTCTTCAATATGCGAAACATAAACGCGCCCGTTAAAATCCAATGTTGCAAAATAATTGTTTATTGCTGAAATAACGTCCGCCTGAATTGTTGGTTGAAATATTCCTGAATAATAAATGTCCGCCTGAATTTCAATTAAATCTGCGTCCAATGAACTGACTTCGTATGCAATTCCGGCATTACCTATTAAATTAAAATAAGATTTTAACGCGTCCAATTCCGATGTTGACAATTTTACCGGTGTTGTTCCTTTTGCTGTCTTTATTAAAACTGTTTTATTTGATCCGTTTGTTACTGCGCAACGTGTAACAATTCGCAAATCCTCATTGATTGTTTGATATTGCGGCGCAATTTCGCCGTTTGTGTTTTGTGTGTAAAATAATTGTTGCGGACTTGTTGCGCTGTATTGAAATTCAAATGCTTTTTGTTGTAACCATGCCGGCGATTGCGGAACTACTTTTGAAATTTTAGTGTCAATATCAACAACAACCAAATCCAAAATTTGTTCAAACAAATTAATTGCAACCGCTTGAATATACAACCATAAATTCCAAATTGCTGTTTGACTTGTTGAATCCAACCCGGACAATGACGTTTCGGCATTTTTTGCCGTTACCATTTGTGCTTTTATTTCTGATATACTTCTTGCCATGTCTTAATTAAAAAACTCTATTATACACTCTTATTTCTAAAGGAGTTTGATACATACAATTATTATCTAATTCATCACCTGAATAAGAAAATAAATATAATTCATTTGTTGATTGTGTAAAATAACGATATGAAACAACTTTATTTGGTGTGCCATCTATATTTGGAACTCCAAAAACAGGAAATACTTTGTCTGTTTCAAAAATGTTTTCTGATGCAGTTATTTTATATGTTCCTGCACCTTCATAAGACAAAATATATTCTACTCCAAAATCATCTTGTAAAGTAACAATTGTTGGAGCATCTGTATCTCTTTGTGTTATTATAACTGATAAACTTTTATATCCTAAAATAGTTGACTTAATTATTTTTTTACTATCATAAGTAGAACCATTAAAAACATCAACTAACATATAATCATTATCTGTTAAATTGTTTGTTTCTAAAGGTAAATCTGTTATTGTTGTACTCATATCTATATTGTTATTACAATTCCACTTTGCGTTATTAAATTACTTCCATTTTGTAAAGTAATTGCATTTAAAACAATATTGCCACCATTTACAACACCCAAACCGGTAACAGGTTGTTTAACAACACCACTAACAGGTTCTTGCATTGTGTCGTCAACTAAAACGCATTTATAATCCTGAATCCAAACGCTAACTTGGTCATGTTCGGTGTGCATGATTTCATTATTACGGTTAAAAATACCGCTTTTTGTTGACTTCCACTTTTGTAATGTAGTAAAAATCTGTTGTTTTAAAGTTAGGATATTTGTGTTTTGGTCAAGTGTTCCCATTCCATTATCAGGCTCAAACGAACCGATATGCAAACGAACAATTAACGGGTCATACACTTGTACCCCATTCCCTAACAATTGAACATTTCCCTCTAAAATAAACTCCACGAAACAACAAGGGAATGGAAACGAATAATTGTCACCGTTTTCCAATTCGGCAAATTGATTACGCCATAACCTAACATACAAATTTGGCAATACTGAATTTAAGCGTGTTTGTATTTCTGTATAAAATTCAATGTTCATGGTTTAAATGCTCTATCAATCATTTTTAAAATTCTGTCAATTTGTTGCTGTTTCAATGTTCGCGATTCGCCCATGAATTGACGTTTCGGAATTGTCATGCGTCGCGAATGTGCCTTTACTGTTGCGCCGTCGCGTCGTTTGTATGTTCCAACTTGTTGAACGCCCGTGAACCCCTCGTTGTGTACTTCTGAATAAGGCAAATAAGAACCAATAACAATTCGTTCAAATGTTTTGCTTTTTATCTGAACCGAACGTTTTAAATTTCCGCGAACAACTAAAATTTTACGCCCTTTTGGATCGGGACGTTTGCGTTGACGCCATGGCGAAATTCCGCCGTCATTCCAACCGCTAATTCGGAAACTATTTTGAAAAAATCGTAATGACAAATTCGCCATTTCGTCCGGCAACTGCCGTTTGACTTGTTCTAAATTTTTCAATACTTTGTTCAAATCGAATTTATTCGCCATTGCTATCGTAAAACTCAAACGCCATGTTTGACGTTTGGAATTTGTGTGCCATTTCTACATTAACCCCGTCAAATTGAAAACCATGTTCACGCGCTTCCAAAAATTGTTGTTCCGGCATTTGTTTAGAAACCCAAAATTCAAAATTGGAATAAAACATTGCATGTAAACGAATTGTTTTCAACGGCTTCATTATTTTGCGATAATGTGAAACCGCTGACGCCACCATGTCAACAACGCTGTTGCCGGTGCTTTGCCATTCCGTATGTATTTTATTACTCATTTTCGCCCAATTCATGATCAATTTGTAACAACCCGGCTGCGTTGTCTTTTGTCAAACTTATTGTTGCCAACAAATCGCCGTATTCGCCGACGCTTTTAATCTGTTCCGCGACAAACTCTTGACTGATAACAAAAACCGCGTGATCGTCCCCGCATGCCATGTCGGACAATTTTTTGTACTCATTCAACAAATTCAATTCTGCGTCGTATGCTGTTTTGAATGCGTCATAAAACGTTTCAATTGTACCCATTGTACGCGCTGCCCCCGTAATATTTGGCAATACGCCCAAATCGTTGCAGAAATCAATTAATCGTTGATAGTGCCCAACTTCGGTGTTTGCTTCATTTAAAAAAAACTTTGCTGCGCCAAAATACCCAATTTGTTGCATTTGTGCCGACAATTGACGGTACATTAATTCAGCTGTTAATTCGCCCTCAATTCTGTTTTCTAATTCAAAAATGAATTTATTGTTCAATAATGGTTGTTTCATTGCAATATGTTTTTTATTGTTTTATTTCTTACTTGTTTTTCATTTGTGTAAATGAATCGTTTTTGAATATTAATTTGGTCGTTTGAAACTTCATAAATGTAAAATACAAATAAAAGTTTACTTAATCCGCGATTAATTTTTTGTAAGTATAACGCAATCATTTTTTTTTATATAATTGTTCCGATTCTGCAAAATAAGGATGTTTTTTTGAAAATACTACCTTGTCATAATAAGGATTCATTTTAAATTCATCTGACACGCTTTTTTGCGCTTCCTTACTTGCCTTTTCTAATTTTGTTTTTCCTGTTTTTTTTGGCTCGTCGTAAACTGATAACCGAATCAACTGACAACGACAATTAAAATGATTTAACGGACTGTATTGTTTCCAAAATGGGTCGTTAACAGGTAAAATTATTCCGTCCAATGGTCTGCATATTGCTGACGTTCTACCGTCCAAAACTGCATCATATTGCAACATGGGAAATTGTTCTGTATTTTGGACAAATTCTGTCCATTTTGAAACCATTTGCCCTTGACCTACTGCGGTGTTATATTCGGCTTTTAACCAATCAACATTGTATTGATTAAATTTTGAATCCGCTATTTTCTTAAATTTTGAGAATGATAATAATTTTCCGTTTTCATCAATCATTGCACCAATCATGTCGGCAACTTGAACGGCTGTTTTTGCGCCTGAAAATAAATAAAGGTTGTTAGTTAGTTGTTCAATTAACACTTTGTCGTTAAAATCATATTCAACCCCTAAGCCGTCTTTTAACCCGTTAAATAAATGGTCGAATGTCTTTTTTGTTAATTGCTTAGGTAGGTTAAATAAGTTTATAATACCCGAATAAATGAGTTCAAAAAGTTTGTTTTTATCATAGTCTTCAAACATTTTTGTAAAGTTCCTCTAACTTGTTTTGAACTTCTTTTGGCAATGATTGACTTGTCAAATTTTGACTTGTCAAATTTTGACTTTCAATTTCTGACAATTTAAAACCCGTCATTTCTTCAACTTGTTTGGCGTCAACTTTCAACCCGGAATCATGCAATATTTTGACAATGTCAACAATTTGTTTATTGATTTCGTTTTCTTTGATTTGACCTTGTTCGCGTTCTTTGTCGTTGCAAAATTGGAATTTAATATTTTCAGGAATCGCCACGCCATGCAATCGCATTTTCGGCAATAACAAATCATTCATAAAATTTGTAATAAAATCATTGTCCTTTTTTTCAATGACTTCCAACGCTTCGGTTACTGCGGTATTTTCGCCCAATTTTCCCGGTGTGCTGTCCAATGCGTCTGCGTGTCCTAAAACAATTTTTGAAATTTTGGCTTCGCAACGATGTTCCAATGATTCATATCCTTTGTAACCCGTCCCGGCTGAACTTGTTTCCAAAAATCCAATTTCGTCATTTGTGTCAAAAATTCCCCAACCTGATGAACCCATATTTTGCAACATGTTTTCAATTTCGCCCCTTTCGTCGTCTTGGGTTTTAAATGTTTTCGCGTATCTAAATGGCTGTGAATACAATTCGACAAAATCGCCATTGTAACCCATGACGTTGCGCAACATTATTTCGTAATAACCAATTCGGTATAACAACCCATACCCGCAACGTGAAATTCCGTTTTCCGTTGGTGTCGGAATGTAAATCAACCAATCTTTAAATTTTTCGTCTGTTTCAAATTGAATTCCGTTTAATGAATAAACGTAACTGACAACTTGCATTCTGTCCGGCGAAATGTTATGTCGTTTAATCAAACGAATATCGTTCAATTTATCGTCTGAAATACCGCCGAAATTTATTAATGAATAACCGTAAAAAATGGAATCCAACGCGTAATTTATTAATGTATTGATCCATTCGCCTTGGAACTTGTTTGTCCAAAATTCGTCGATGTCGCCGTTTTCGTCAACCAATTCCCATTTTTTCATTATTGTTAACGACTTGCGTTTTTCCATGCAAGCGTGAACGTGTCCATTCAAAACGGTATCATTGTATAATTGTTGCATTTTTACCCGGTGCGGATAATATGCCAATTCGGCTTCGTTTATTGCTGAACGCCACGTTATAACGTCTTGACGGATTCTTTGCAATTGAACGCGCGCAATGTATTTATCTATATGTTTTGGATCTTCTGCGCGTGTAATTCCCGCGTCGCTTCCGACTAATGGTTGCGTTACCGGAAACCAATAATTGCGAATGTCTTTAATTATTCCCATTGATTAATAATTGTTATAATTTTTTGGATTTGAACCCCAACGAATGCGCGCGCCTTGTTTTGGTTGCAACAACGGAATGTCTGCCGTAATTGCGTTATTTTGTCCGCCGGCTTCTTTTAACCAATCCAAACAATACATGTAATTGTCTTTTCGTAATTGCGGAATGTTGTTTGGTGCAATTCTCATGTGTATTTTGTACAAAACAATGTCAATTAAAAACGCGACTAATTGCTGACTGCGATTGTCGCCTTTAATCCACGTAATCGGTAACCATGTATTTATATCTGTTCCGGGAACAACATTACCCGTTCCGTCAACAAATGAAAAATATAATTGATTATTATAATTTACAATTTCATCTGTTCCATAATTATAATTTGGAACATAATTTGGAAAATTTGAAGGATTTTGATAACAATTATATCCGTAAAATGAATAATCTACCCCATTTGACCAATATTTTGATGCAATGTTTACATCTGTCGGAATAACGTTTTTAACATCTGTCAGGCATTTATAAACTTTGTTTTTGTAAAATACAATATCGCCCTTTTGATATTGTGTGCTGTATGAATAACGCGGATAAGGCGATTGAACAAAAAATAAATCAAATTGTTGACCTACTAATTGCCAATTTAAAGGATTAAATGTTTCAGGCGTTGTTATTTCATTTATACAAGAATAAACATTTCCGTTATACAATGTGTTTTGACCAATAACATACGTTAAAGTTTGATTATAAGCCGTTGCATTTAACTCTATCAAATCATTTGCATAATAACGCCCGTTATTTACAAAAGTTCCTATTTCTCTAAATTCATCATCAATATCGTATCGTTGTACCAAATATGAAATCATTTCCGCCCGGCTTTCCAATTCACATGACAAACGAACAAAATCATTGCTTTGCGTTATTTGTGTCAATTGCTGTTCCTGAATCCGAAAATTATAATAGTCTTGTAATCGTAAATAACCCATAATCAACGAAATTAATTTGATTTGTTGAAATTAGTATTTTTTTACTATATGAAAAACGTCAATAACCATGTTTTGAATGTTTGTTTTTTCCAACCGTTGCAATGATCGCGTCCGTTCCTTTTTGGTATGTTAAATAATCGTTTGCGAATGCCATGCAAACCAAATAATCAAATGTGTCGGAACAATTATGTACTAAAATATTATTTGCAAAATATTCATGATAATCTTCTACTTGAATATCATAAACCATTTTTATATCTTTCTCTGTATTTTCTTGCGTTATATTTGTTTTTGCATTTTGAAGTACATATTTTATGAATCTTGAATGTTGTTTTAAAAACCTCATTGCAATTAATACATTTTTTTTCAATTTCTGTATCATAAAACAATGTGTTTTTAACATGTAATTTATGCCATTCCGAACCTTTTTCTGACTTATGCCATTCAATTGCTTTTGGTCTTGCATATTTTTCAAGTTTTTCATTACATTCATTTTTTTCAAAATCTGTTTTTTGATTATAATGTAACTTATGATGTTCAATTGAAGAAATACATTTAAGATTGTGAATATCATTGTTAAGATGATTTCCGTCAATATGATGAATATGATGTTTTTTAGGTATTTGACCAATTTCTGTAATGTATTTATAAATATGAAGCCTTGTTTTTTTTCTTTCTCCATTAATAATTGCCCATCCACTAAAATATTTTGATTCACTTCCTTTTTTGTTTGGATATCTGTGGAATTTACTTCCGTTATAAATAATTGTTTCTCGCATATTATATTTTTTATATCATCAAATATACAAAAAATACCCTTTTGTATCTGACTAATAGGCGTAAAATCATTATTTTTTTCCCATATTTTATGATTTGGAGTACATGTAATTATGTTTTTACCTATTCTATAAGTATTTACTTTTTTGTAGCCATTATTATATACTTTTATTACTTTTTTATATCCTTTTCTTGTTAATACTAAATCATTTATAGATATTTCATCTATTCTTTTATAACCGCAAATTGTTTTTATTAATGTTTCTCCAACAAAACAATGTCCGTATTTTTCAAATGTAACGCCGTTAATTGATTCCTTTTCCTTTTTCTTTGTCCCGTCTGCGTCCTCTTGTAAATTGTTGAAATCGCGAATTGAATTTTTACAACTTTCGTCCAATTCAAAAGTTATTCCGCTAAATTGTTTGTCGAAAATATGATTGATAAAACGTCCACGCATAACAACGGACGGGTTCGACATGGGTACGCGCAATTGTGGTTTATATTTTCGCAAATAGTGTAAAATCAACGTGAAAAAATTCTGTCCCTTTTCCAACTTGGTATCGCTTTTCCGGCTTGTTGCGTCGCCGTAAATAAACAATCCGGTCGCGTGTTCAAAATATTCGCGTTCGATTGTCTGACATAATATTTCAACGGTGTTGTTCGGTGTTTCCAAACAAAATTCATGTATTTGTTTGATTGATTTTCCGGCTATCTGATAAACGGTTGCGGTAATGTACGGCTTAACGTTTTCGTCAAATGAAATGTGTAACGGAATGTTTGGATTGTATTTGCATTCCTTAACGTGTTTGTCTGCGCTGAAACATTTATAAAATTCGCCGCCGGTGCGCAATTCAATGTCCCAATTGCCCAAAACATAAACTTCATATTCATATTTCGGCAAATCCTTTAAACTATCAATGTAATCCTTTGGAATGTGCGGATTGTCAAATATTCGCGACGGAATATACAACCAACGTTCGTTCAATTCGCCTTTTGTGTACGGATAATAAAACATGTCGCGAACCCAATTTTTTGCCGGGTTACATGTACCCATTATTTTTTTAGGCGGTTGTTTTGGATTTGGATTTGTTATTGATTTGGGAATAATGTAACTGCCGGCGCGTTCCAATGCTTTGTAAAACGATTTTTCGTTTAACTCGTTTATTTCTTCCAACAAAAACCCGTTTACCTCTAACCCTTTCCAACGGTTCAAATCTTTGTCGGTGTCGTAATTTTCCGAAAAAAATATTATTTGCGATCCGTTTTCACATGTCACAACTTGCGTTTCCTGATTGTACGATTTTATGAATTTGTCGGGTTTTATTTTGTTGAATGACGGTATTGTATTTCGTTTTAATGTTGGCAAATCCTTTCGGACAACTGCCCAACGTGAACCCGGATAAACTTTACACAACAAAAATATTGCGCCCAATCCGGCAAATGTTTTTCCGCCACGAATCGCGCCACCATACAATACAAAATCGTATTTATTTGAAAAAACCGCCTCAAAAAATTCGTCTTGTTTCGGGAATGATTCAAACAGTATTTGTTTATTCGACATTAAATTTCAATTTCGGTATCGCCTATTTTGAAAACTTGTTTGATTTGTTCGCCGCCGCTTGTAATGTCTGTCTGTTGCGTTGGTAATCCGTACCCGCTATTCAACAATTCTTTGTATGCTTGCGTGTCGCCTTTGCGCGCTTTTGCAATTTGCGACAATGTAATTATGTCCTCTTGGCTCAAATCCTCATGTTCGCCTGAAATTGGGTTTTTTACCTTGCTGACAACTTCCAACCATTTGCGCGCTATTGTGCTGCGGTTTTTTGAACCAACCGGACGCCCTTTTATGTTTCCTGATTGCCCTTTTTCAAATGGTTTTAAAGTACCCCCGTTTCTTCCTTCCATAACTCTGTTTTTACTCTGTTACCTCAAACGACAATCGTAACCCATTGAAACCAATTTATTGTATGCTGTTTCGCGTTGGTTCATGTCGTCAAATATCAATTCAATTTTCAACGTTGATTCGTTTTTGTCTTCCGGCAATTGAAAATCAATTTCGCTGTTTTCAAAGTTAGTTAACGAAACGCCCCAATCTGACAATTGCGTTTGTTCAAATTCGTCAAACAACAAATTTTCGTCCCAATCTAAATTCGCTTTTGACGTTGCGTTGTCTGCAAATGCTAATTCGCGCCCGGCTTTGGAATCAATATCAATGTCGGTTCGTTTAACTGCAACAATGTCGTTTCCGGTTGTTTCGACGACAATAACATTTTCAAATCCAATTTGCGCGGCGTTTTCAACTGTTTTGTTTCCGGCAATTATTCGGTTGTTTTTATCTAACAAAATGGATCGTCCCGCGCCGTAATTTCGCAATGATTTTTCAATCAATGAATTTCCAAATTCTGTTCCTTTGTTGAAATTTTTATCGTCGGGTTTTAATTCCGATATTTTCACGCATTTTTGTGCCATAACTAAAATGTTAAATCGTCGTCAATTTTGTCCTTTATGCCTTTAACTGTTGCCCATGCAAAAAACACAAATATTGCAAACGCTAAAATCAAAATTGCTGTTTTCATGCCATTAAATTATTAAAATTATTTTGTTCGTTCAATGCCTTTTGTAATGACGGACTAATTAACCCGTCAAATTCGGACGACATTAATCTTTCAATAATTTTGTTAAATTTTTCACGTTTGCGCATTGATTGAATTTCGTTGCGTTCGTATGCGTCTGCAAATTGATAAACTGAATAAAACGAATCGGTTTTTGTGTCTTTGACTTGTCCGACAACTTTTATTATTCCCTCGTCATGCAACAACGATAAAACCGCCGTCAATGTTTGGTGCGGATAACCGGAAATATCGCGCAAACGTTTTGTTGAAATTCCGCCGCGTTCGTCGGTGTATTTCCAAATCGCATTCAATATTTTTTCGTTTTTGGTTTTCAAATTGCCGCTTTGCAAATTGAACAACCATGTTTTTACCTTTGCTTTCATTGTTCGTCGGTTTTTAATGTTCTCAAATCATTACGCGACCACATTTTATTTATTAAAAATTGATCTTCTTTTTTTGCCCTCATGGGGTTTTTCTTTGCAATTGGACGTTTTGGACGTTGTTTTGAATCAATGCCAAATTCGTTTTCGTACTCATTAATAAAAAACATAATTTGCCCCATTGTTTTGGACGTAATAACGCCGTCGCCATTCAGGAACGCATTTATTTTTTGGCTATTCCAATAACCAAATTTTCGGCAAATTGTCGCCGCTGTTATGCCGGTTCGGGACGTAAATTCCCGAACGCGGCTAACAAAATCAATTTCAAATTGTGTTTGTGTCATTTCTTATTTTTAAATATTTCAATTGCTGAATCGTTAACATGTTGAATC